CCGTCCTCGGTGATTCTGGCCTCGTACCGGCTTATGTCTGATGCCCTGAATTGCGCGGTCAGATGGTTGGTAAGCTGTACTCCGTTCATTCCTCCGCCTCGGTTTCCGTGCCGTACCGGTCGTAGAGTTTGTCTGCCGTGTCATTGGTCGTGTAGAGGCATTTCGCGGGCGAGTGTTCGTAGTCGTAGATGGCGGCGGCAATCACGTTGCCGAACTGCTCGCGGGTGAATATCTTCGCCTTATATGTCACGGTTCCTCCTTGAGTGAAACGACTGTGCTCAACCTTGATGAAGCTCCTCATGTCGCTCATTCCTCCGTTGCCTCCATCGGGTAATTGATGTCCACAAGCAACCGTGTGGAATAGCTGGTCAGCTTCACGAGTTTGAACGGCTTCTGCGATGTCGGGACTCTGAACGGAGGCTCGTACTCCCACCATTCGCTGCCGTCGTATTCCTCGCGGCGCAAGAACCCGCCATCAGTGAACGCCACGACCAGATCGGCGGCTATCTCCTGACTGCCGTATCCGTCGTCGTAATCGATGTCGAGCACCTTTTCGGCCTGACTCCACGGAATTCCCAGCTTCTCGTCGCGGGAGCCTACGAATCGAACGTCATCGGCCGAATGCTTGCTTCGTGAGATCGCACTCTTGGTTTCATCTAAAAGATTCATTCTTCCGTTGCCTTTCTTTGCATTGCCTCAATGACCTTCCGCACGATTTCCTGGCCGGGATATGCGCCGGGTGCCTTCGTGAGGAAATCGAACACCTGTTGTGACGGCTGGGATATCACATAGGGCATGATTGCCAGACAAGCCGCCCTGATTTCCTCGTCCGTGTGCTGGCGTGAGGCTCCGGCCATGTACGCCTCCTGCAAATCGTCACTGGTGTAGACCTGTGCCAGTGCGTCATGCGTGGAATCGATCGTGAGAGTGGGATAGAGGCGTTCCGCCTCACTACTGATGATGCTCACAGCCGACCTCTTTCCCGATTGCGTTCCAGACAGTCGTCCATCGCCTGTGCCACTTCTTCGTCGGTGATACCGAACGCGGCGATCAGGTTGCCGACCGTCTGCAACACGTCAGCCAGTTCACCGAGCATGGCCTGGCGGCGCTGGTCGCGCACGTAACCTATCCATCCGACCTTCGCCCTGTCCCGGTCATCGCCAAGCTCGCCGCCCACGTTCACCCCGAAGCAGGCGAGGCAATTCGCATGGTCATCGAACTCCTGGCCAATGCCGCTCGGGTCTGTCGGTGCCGATGGCACCGGCCTGCACCATCTCCGCCGCCTCCTCAAGCGTCTTCAACAAAAGCCACTTGTCGGGCGTGAGACGGCCGAAAGATTCAACCGAGGGCAATTTCACGATACGATTGCTCATGCTTCCACCGCCTTTGCCGGGCGGAATGGGGCGAGTTTAATTGCAGCGTCGCCATGAGTTCCATAGGATATCCCCCCGAGTATCGATCTGGTCGGACTGATGAAGCCGAGCCACGTTATGGATTTGGGGTCGTAAAGCATAGTGCTGTCATCGGATACAATCCATGTTTTCCCGTTTTTGTCTAACCAAAGTCCGCCATGGTTGGGAAGTTGAGGCTTCGGGCGGAGAGCATACGAGAAAGCGCTACGTAGAATAGCGAACTGGCCGACACCTACGACATGCACTTGAATGATATTGTCCTCGCCATGTTCCTTGCGGAGGACGGAGCAGACGGAGTATCGGTTCAAGTCTTTGGCAACGAAAATATCGCCTTCGCGCACGTCTTCGATATTGTCGATACGCTCATACTCTAGGGAATCCAACAGTTCGACGGAGGAGATTTCCCTGTGAGGTCGGAAATTTAACGTGTTGGACGAGATCGGGATGGGACTGTTCATGCCTTCGGTGGATATGGGTATACCGCCGAAACGGCTGAGCTGGCCAGTAATCGTGACACCGTTTTTGAACACGGCCTTGACGTGCAGTCCGGCCATCTCCTCGCAGGTCTTGCCCTCCCAGAAGGGTTTCTCACTCATTGTCATTCTCCTCCTTTTCGTTGTTTTCGATTGCGTCCAGCAGATCGCATTCGGCGAGCATGAGATGCGCCTGGGCGCGGGGCATTGATTTCAATGTCTGCGGGCCGTTGGCGGCCATCCAGCCGAGAGCATCCACTTTCTTCTCGAGCAGATGGGTCTGCGTCGCGAGTTCGCGCAATCGTCCAACAAGCAGTGCGGTCATCGGCTCTCCTTTCCCTATGCCGGCGAGCGCCGGCGTTGTTTCTTTTTTGGTTGTTGGTGTTTTATTGGTTTTCGTTGTGTGTGGGGCAGTAGAGGTGGCCTCGTTGGAGGCCTTTGTTGCCTTCTTGCCAGCCGTGTTGGAGTGCGGTTTGGATGGCGGTGTCTGTGTCGTGGACGTCGAGCCATTCGGTGTCCATGTCGGGGCCGGTGTAGTCGCCGTCTGCTGTGATGTCTCCGGTGTCCTGGTTTTCCCGGAATTCGAGGCTGTTGTTGCATCCGATGGCGTCGCAGTGGATTTCCCAGACGTGTTCTTCGATGGTTTTGGTGATGATTCGTGTGGTGGAGTCTGTGTAGGTTTTGACGCTCATTGGTGTTCCTTTGCTCGTTTCCTCTGCTCGTAGCGGCGTTTCATTTCGCGGAATTCGTTGGGATGCTCCTGTTGCCATCGATGCTGGTAGTCGTTGACCCGTTTGCGGTATGCGGGATCGTGTTTGCGTCTCCATTTGAGGTGGCAGTTGATGCATAGACCGTCCATGCGGATATGCCGGCGAGCGCCGCTGATGTCGCAGATGATGCAATGTTTGTCGTCGGTTTCGTCTGCGGGTTGGAGGTGGTGGGGTTCGAGGTTGAGCCGGCATCGGGCTATGTACTTGTCCAGGTTGTTCATGGTTTTGTTTTTCTTCTTCGGAGGTTTTCCTTGCATTGTTTGCAGAGGATCGCGGTGCCGGCGTGCGGCCTGCATTCCTTGCCGCAGTTGGTGCAGTGCAATGGGTGTTTGGTGGGTGTGGAGGATGATCGTATCGACCCGGTTTCGGCTATCGATGTGAGCGCCCAATCCAATTGGTCGAGGTCACGGGTCTTGCATGCGTGGCATACCGCGCCCGCCTTCATGTTCGACAATCCCGTGCCGGCGAGTGATTCCCACAACGCCCAGACGGCCGTGTACAGGTCCTCGCCGCCCCTGAGCCTCGCGTAGAGCGGGCTGGCCAGTATCATCCGGGCCGCTTCCATGTGCGACCTGGCGTCCGCCTTCATGCGTTGGCGTTGCTTCTCGTTCGTCTGTTCGAACGTCATGCTTCCCTTCCCTTAGCCGGCGAGCGCCGGCTTGTTTCCGTGTCGGTTTGCTTGCGTGTGTTATCTGGGGTTGCCGTCCCGGTCGCAGAGCGTGTATCCGCCCTGGTTGTCGAGGAGCAGCCAGCCTTGGTGCGCGTCCCATACGGGGACGGTTTCGGGGTGGTCGTTGTATCCGCTGACGATCCACCCGTATGCCATCGCCGTTTTGGGATGGTTGTGTACCCATCCGTGGCAGCCTGTGGTGCCGGAGCCGCACAAATGGATGAGGTTGGCTGGCGAATGCAGTCCGGGGAACGGGTGGCTTCTCATGTGCCGGTGGTGGAGGCTGTGGCCGCTCCAGATGTGGTCCAATTCGTTGCCGCATCGCAGGCACCGGTAGTGGTCTCGTCTGGCGGTCAGCCTGTGTGTTTCCCGTGTGGGGTTGGTGCGGCTCATTTGACGAGGTCCAGCCATTCGATGTATTCGCTGATGTCCATGTCCAGGCAGTCCGTCACACGATGCGATTTCGTCTGCGTGTAATGCTCGTACGGGTCTGCTCCCAACGCGGTTTGGGTCAACCGGATGGCGGTCATGTCCAACGCGCGGTAGGAGAGCAGTCGGTGGAAACGCCCCCACTGGTCCTCGGTGAACAGGTAATGCTCCAAGAACGGCAGGTCGAAGCCCATCATGTTCGTGCCCGCCGGATGCAGCACATGCGTTTCCGCCATCGACTGGGTGAAATCGATGACGGCGAGCGCCACACGCGCCGTGGAGCACAGTTCGGGGCTCGCGTCGATGACCTCGTCGATGAGCCCGTTCTCCTCATGCATCCGATGCGCGTAGGCGAAACTCCTGTCCGTGGGCAGAACGCCGGGTTTTATCACCGACTCGTAACGCGCGTACTCGGTTTTCGCGTCCATGCTCGTGCACCTCAAGCCGATTTCCAGCATCAGGTCGTGGCGCGGATCCGTGCCGGTGGTCTCGATGTCCACCCACAAGAGGGCTTCGGTTTTCCTGGTCATGCGATTTCCTCCAAATCGTCCTTCATGAGTCCCAAGGCGGCGAGCGCCTCGGTTTCGGTTTTTCCTTGGTTGAGCAGTTCCGCCGCTTGCAATGCCAGCGGGTCGTTGTCCGGCGCGTCACGGTTCAGCAGGTTGAGCACGTGCGTGCACCCGTAGCTGTGCCGGTGGGGTTTCCGGGGTGGCGGCGTGGGATGGGCGAAGCCGCCTGCGAGCGCCGGTTCGGCTCGATTGGTGTTGCCGAGTCTGAGTTCGCGGCCGCGTCTCAGCCAGTTGCGGAACGCCGCCGCCGGGTCTGCCGGCAGGTGGCCTCCGGCTATCGCATGGTCGCGGAACTTGGCGAGTTCGGCATCCAGGTCGAGTCCGATTTCGTCGGCGAGCTGCCGGTGCGACTGGTCGGGGGTGAGGTTGGCGAGCGCCTGGAGTCGTGTGGTGTCGGGTTTTTCGGTTTTGCTGGCGCGCGTACTCTCTCTTGACGGTTCTATTGACGGTTCCTGTGACGGTTTGGGTGAAGTGGGTTTCACCCCTGAAACGAAGTGGGTTTCACCCGTGGGGTGAAGCGGGTTGCACCCCTCGGGTGAAGTGGGTTTCACCGGTGCAACCTGTTTCAGGGGTGCAATGGGTTTCACCCCTCTCAACCGTTGCTTCCACTGGGGTTTCGCCCTTTTTGGCCTTCGGAAACAGCTTGTAGACGACCGGTCGGCGTCCCTTCGCGTATTTGGCCACGAGTTTCTGGTCCCCCTTGCGGATCAGACGCATCTGTTCGAGCTTCCTCAACAGCAGTTGGATGCTGCGCTCGCTCTTCTCCGTCTCCTCCGCCATGGTCTTCACGCTCGGCCACGCCATGCCCTCGTCGTTCGCGTAATCCGCGAGCACGATAAGCAGCAGTTTCGCCGTGCTGTCCCCGTGCAATCGGGTCTTCTTGGCCTTCGCCACCAGTTCGATGCTCACGGCTCCGCCCTCCTGATCTCCACATCGGTCACATGGCACGAATCGTCCAACAGGGCCAGCATGTCCGAGAGCAGCATCGGCGTAACCCCCGCACCCACCTCGGCGCGTGAATCCACCACGAGACGCTCCACGCTCACCGGCGCGTCATCGCCGTTGCGCACCCTGATAACCACTTTCGTGTTCACTGCTCCAGCCCCTTCCTCTCCGCGTCCGACACCGCGTAGCCGGCCGATTCCAGCACCTCGTAGTAGGCGTTCAAACCCTTGAGGTCGCACTGGTAGGCCTCACGGTCCCACGTGTCCGTGTCTATCGCGCCCTCGCGGCGGGCCAGCAGCAGGAGCAGAAGCTCCACGCCCCGACGGGAGGGAACCGACTGGCGGCGGCGCAGTTCCGCCGCGTTTTCGGCGATGTTGAGCGTGTACACGCCATGCTCCGGGTCCTCGTCCACTACCGGCAACGGTCTGGCGAACAGGGAGTACGCCTTGACCATGCGCATCCACCCGTTCGGGTCCAGGCTCGTGCCTCTCATCGAATCGCCGGCACCCATCAGCTCCAACAGGGTCAGGCGTTCCGTCATGTCGCGCAGCACGTCCGCCTTCAACACGGGAACGGTTGTTCGGATCCATTCGCAGCGCAGTTCGGCCGACGCCTGGGCGAGCTCCCGCACCCCGTGGCGGCGCTCCCGTTCCATCCGGCGTTTCGCCTCGGCCTTCCCGTCTTCCCTCTCCTCGGCTGTCTTCTTCGCCGGCGTGTAGGCCACGACGCTTCCCGAGTCGTCGAAGAAGCGGATGACCACTCCGGGATGCGCGCCCTCGGCCTGCCAGTCCCTCCACTGCTTGGAGAACGGGCCGGGATAATCCTGGGCGAAACGCCGCTGCCTCTCGTAGCCTGTCGGGTTCGCCCACATGTCCTCCGGTTTGAGGTTGTCGGGCAGCATGGGCAGATCGTTGCTTTCGGCCCACAGGCGCGCGGCCTCCACCCATTCGCGCCGGTCGCGTTCGCGGCGCAGCTGATTGCGCTGCCATTCGAAATCATCGGAACCGGCCTTGGCGGCGAGCCTGGCCTGCGCCTTCTCGTCGCCGTCGAATTCCGCGATGTCCTCCAACTCGGAGAGCGACAGTTGCGCGAACGCGGGCGACGCCTCGCGCACCGATCGGGGGATGGACGCTATTCTCAGCCGGCCGCGCACCAGTCTCATGCTGCGCCCGGTGCGTTCGGCCATCTCCTTGACCTTCACACCCAAGTCCAGGAGCCCCTGATAGCCGTCGGCCTCCTCCAACGGGGTCAGGTCCACGCGCTGCGTGTTCTCCACGAGCATCAGCTCGCGTTCCTCGCGCGCCGACAGCTCCTCCACGCGGCACGGCACCATGTCCAGGCCGGCAATCTTCGCGGCCGCGAGCCTGCGATGCCCGATGACCACGCGGTACATGGGCCTGCCGTCCCGGTCGCCGGACGGGGTGACCAGCAGCTCCTGTTTGATGCCCTGCGCCCTGATGCTGTCCGCCAGCTCCCTTACGTCGCCCACGTCCCTGCGCGGATTATGCGGGTTCGGCTCCAGTTGGGAGACGGGAATGTCCACTATGGATATCGACATGAGGATCCTCCTTTAGAATTCCGGGTCGTCCGGCCCATCGGCCGGAGGAGCGGGCTGGCTGGAGGCCCACGGATCCTGCTCCTGCGATTGCGGTTGTTGCGGTTGGCCGAACGGGTCGTTGGCGGCTGGTTGCGGCGCGGCCTGCTGCCAGCCCGACTGTTGCGGATTGCCGTACGTGGAGCCACCCGAATACGACTGCTGACCCTGTTGGTTGTTTTGGAAGCCGTTGGGCTTGGACTGCTTGGCCACTGCCGCGACCGCGTAACGCAGGCTCGGGCCTATCTCGTCCACCTGCAGTTCCACGATCGTGCGGTTCACCCCGTCCTGCGCCTGGTAGGAGCGCTGTAACAGACGGCCCGTCACGATCACGCGCACGCCCTTCTTCAACGATTGGGCGATGTGGGCGGCGAGGTCGCGCCATGCGCTGCAGCACATGAACAGGGTTTGACCGTCCTCGTACTGGTTCGTCTGACGGTTCCATACGTGCGGCGTGGAAGCGACCGTGAAATTCGCGACCGTCGCCCCGGTGCCGATCGTGCGGATTTCCGGGTCCGCCGTCAGGTTGCCCACAATGGTGAGCGTCGTCTCTCCGGCCATCACCTACTCCTTCTGAAATGTTTCTTGTCTGCGTATTCCACGACCGCCGAGACCCTGCGCGACGGCCGGTCGACCGTGATGACACCCGGCTTCGGTACCAGATAGATGCGGGGGTTACGCATGTCCGTGTTCAAATCGGCCAGACGTTTGTAGAATTCTTCTATGAGTTCGCCGGGCGTCATGCGCATCCCCTCGTCCGTTATGGGCGCGGTCAACGTTGCCGTGCTCATAACGGCGTCTCTGGTGTGAGCGTGAGCCCGGCCTCGTGGATGGATAATCCGATGAGGCTCGCCAGCGACTGCCGGGTGGGATATGCGGTCAGGATGTCAAGGTTGGTGAGCAGCCGGTCCGCGACCGCAAGTCGCATGTCGTTCGGCACGTCAGGCGTAGAGGCGCTGCTTGCGCGTCTGCTTGTTGATGCGGTCAAAACGGGCCACCTCCTCGACCTCGAAGCCCAGCACCTGCATGGTGTCGGGGTCGGTGACCGGCGTCGGCCCCCAGCCTCGCGTGAGCTTGTTCTGGATGGTCTTCTTCGCCTTCCCGTAGTGTTCGGCGAGCTGTTCCACCGTCATCAGGTTTGGTAATGGCGCACTCATTGGGGTATCCTTTCCATTGGAGTTTCTTTCCGCCCCAGTAGCCGCTGGGGCTTTCCTTTTTTGCGTAACCTTGCGGTCGTGGACGGCCACGGAATCGAACCGTGGTCCCGGTCTTTGCCGCGCATACATGACCTACGCGATCTTGACTGGGGGCAACCTGCACCGCCCGAAGCGGGACGCCGGAGAATAGACCAAAGCCGACGCCCCGCCGGTCCAAGAAAACCGACACCGTATCTGTCAGTTGTTTTTTTCAGTTATCAACGAGGGTTATTCGGTTTTCCTTCCGCTTGGCCGGCTGGTTTTCTACGCCGTCCGGCAAGACTTATTCGATGCCCGCCTCGCTCAACACCAGTGCGATCAGTCTGAGTGGAACGAACCCGAAGCCCATGAGCGCGGCCAAACCGTTGCCGATGGGATGCGCGCAACCCGCATGGCTTAGAATCCAGCCGACGCAGAAGGCGAGCACGACGGCGCAAACCACTAGCCCGCGCATGAATCTGCGTGACGGGCCACCATCGGCCTTCCGGTAGCCACCCGCGTGGTGGCCATACTCTTTGGCGTTCATGTTTTTCTCTTTCCGTATAAGGTCCCTCCGCCGGTAGGCTTGGAACTGCGACATTCAAAACACGGCCAACGGAGGGAAGAATGATTAATTGGGGAACGTTCATGATGGAGGTGAGCAAGACCCCGTCAGTGCTGATCGGATTGGTGTTCACCGCGATAACGATCTGTCTGACGATCTTCAACCTCTGGTGGTCGATGAGAAACAGAGTTGAAGCGGAGTGGACCGTAAGCGTCACGTCAACAGCGGACGTCATGATCGACCCGATACCGGTCGCGCAGGTACAGGCAGCGGGGAGCAGGATTCTGAAATCGAACACTACGATGGTGGTGATTGTGACGAACAGTGGTGATGGTCCAGCGTTCTCCGTGACGGCTGAGGGAATCAACATGAAGGGCATCGTCGTAAACGAATACGATTTTCCCGGACAGCAGTTCAAGCAGCTGGTGGTGCAGCAGAAGATCAACAGGGTGATGCCGGGAGAGCGTTTCTTCGTCGTCCTGGACATGATGAGCATTGTTTCGTCATGTGATTTCGGAGTGAAGGTGCTGTGGACCCCGCAGCCCACGCGATTGGGACGCGTGGTGTACAAGGAGTATCCAGTAATGCGTGACCCGTTGAAGGGATCAAGGCATATCCATACCACCACGCGGCCTTTGCTGCGCTGGTCTTCCCTGTTCTCGCATATGCCGAGACCATTCCGACGGTTGCTGCAGTTCGCGCATTGGATAAGACACGATGCCATGATGGACGTTCCCTCCTTCCTCAAGAAATTGGACGATATGCTGCCGGCCGATGACTATTCACCGAATGCTGGCGTTGATGAAGGCGCAGACCACGCAGATGATCGCGCAGACCCAAATGATTGAATTCGCATCCATCACTCCGCGTCCTTTCCGATGATTCGTTCCAACTGCGCGGCCTGTCGTTTGGCTTTGAGCCTCATCGCCTTCCGCTGAAGGCACAAGCGGTTCCACTTGTCCTTGGTCTCTATGGGGTTGCCGCCGCGTGCGATTTTGAGGCATTTCGGGCATTGGAGGAATGCCTCGCCGTCGCTTTTCCCGACCTTCGGGACGCAATGGCATGACGGGCATTCCTCCAACGGTTCCGCGATGATCTTCAACGCTTCCTCGACCTGCTGGTCCCACCGTTCGATGGCCTGCCGTTCGTCGGACGGCGAGAGCTGGTTGCCGCCGTAGTACCCGTATCCGCATTCCCCGCAACGGCAGCCCCAGCGTTCGAAGTCGTATCCGTATCCGCCTGACGTCCACGAATCCATCACCGCCTCGGCATGGCCGTTGCATAACGGACAGGGCAACGGTGTCGGCATCGGCCCCTCGGCCTGTCCGGACTGGCATGCCTGACGATTGTGCTTCCACCACACCATCACGCCACCTCCTTCGCATGAATCTGCGCGTCAAACGCCGCGGAGCGAATGATGTCCTGAGTCGTGATGCCGAGATAATCGGCAATCTCGCCGAGGTCTCGGGTGGAGAAGTCCTTTTTGAAAGAGAAGCGGTCGTAGACATACTTCGGATTGCGGCCCAATGCCTCAGCTAGGCTGCTTCCGTCTTTGCCGCAGCGGGCGGCTTCGGCCTTCACTGCCCGAATGATTCGGGTGGAGGTTTCATCGAGTCTCATATTTGGCACAGTCCAAATAGTGCCATATATGGGACTGCGACACGCCCTAATATGGTCACAAAGTGCAAAAAGTCCCAAAAAACGGTACTTTTATTACATGACCGAGAAAATGGCAGCATTCACCGACCAGGTAATTCAGGCGCTTGAAAACGCGCGCCTTGACGCGCATATGACAGTTAATGAGCTTTTGAAAAAATCAGGGCTAAAAAGATCCAGCTATTTCCGCAAAATGCGCGGAGACACAGAACTCACCACCGGCGACATAGACAAGCTCGCCAGGGCACTCGGGCGCGACCCCATGCTCGTATTGGCCGAAGCCGCAGAACAGGCGCAAGTGCAGGAGTCCATTAACAACATCTTGGAGATGGCGGCGAAACGTGGCGACACCGAAGCCGAACAGGAAGCCTACGAGGAGATGCCATGACGATAAACATAGAACAGGAAGCCAGGCGGTACGCCCGAATCGTAGTGACTGCGATGCAATCCGGTTATCAAGGTCTATATGACGCGCGCACTGAAACCATCTACATAGCGGACAATCTCACGCCGACGCAATACCGATGCGTACTTGCCCACGAAGTAAGCCACGCGAAACACCAAGATAAAGGAGGACACTCGGACCGATATACAGAACAACGCGCAGACGTGGAGGCTGCTCGAATGCTCATAAGCCAAGCCGACTACGTTACTGCCGAAATCCTATACGGCAACGACGAATGCGCGATAGCAAGAGAATTAAACGTCATGCCCTGGGTAATCCGGGCATACAAAAACTGGCTGCACGACAGTGCTCTACTAGAAAGGTGAAACATATGGAATTCGAGGAATCGGTCAAGAGCGTTGCGGCGAAAGTCGCAGACCTCAAAGACTCAATCGAGACGGAAGAAGCAACCAAAACTGCGTTCATCATGCCGTTCATCGGCCAAGTGCTCGGCTACGACGTGTTCAACCCCACGGAAGTGGTCCCCGAATTCACCGCCGACGTCGGCGTGAAGAAAGGCGAAAAAGTCGATTATGCCTTGGTGCTGGATGAGCAGGTGCAGATCCTCATTGAATGCAAAAAAGTAGGGGCACAGCTCTCTCTCGAAAACGCGAGCCAGCTATATCGGTATTTTGCCACTACACGCGCACGAATCGGCGTACTCACCAATGGCCAGGTATGGAATTTCTATATGGACATCGATGAGCCGAACCGCATGGATTCCAAGCCGTTCCTCGTGCTTGACCTGTTGGATATCGATGAAACCATATTGCCGGAACTAAAGAAGCTCACGAAACCGGCATTCGACATCGAATCAATCGCCAGCAGCGCGGAAGAACTGAAATACGTCGGCGCATTGAAACGGGCGGTTTCCGATGAATTCAAGGAGCCGTCCGACGACTTCGTGAAGCTGCTTGCGGCCCACGTCTATGACGGCGCATTCCGTCAGACTGTCATGGATAAGTTCAGGCCGCTCGTCGAAAAGGCGTTGAAAAGGTTCCTCTCCGATCAGGTCAACGACCGGCTGAAGACCGCATTGGGCGCAGACGACATCAAAGTCGGACCAGCCGCCGAAGACGAAACGGACGATGCCGCCGATGAACAGAACGACGACACCGAAGACGATGGCATCGTGACCACCGAAGAGGAGATTGCGGCATACCGAATTATAAAGGCCATTGCCTGCAGCGAGGTTGATCCAGCCCGAATCACCATGCGTGACGCAAAGAAGTATTGCGCGATTTTCCTTGATGACAACAATCGCAAGCCGGTCGCGCGCTTGTTCTTCAACACCAAGCAGAAATACATTGGACTCTTCGACGCAGAAAAGAAATGCGAGCGCCGGCCAATCGATGATCTTAATGGTATCTATGCCTTTGCTGAGGAAATTCGAAGCGAGGTCAGGCGGATCGAAAGCTGAAGAGATAGATAAAAAATGCCCTGCCGGCGCTGCAACGCCAGCAGGGCTGACTCTATAATCTGTTTTCTTCCGTTTTGGGCTCATTGAGAACAGATTCCGATTGTCTATATATCGATTTCCGGCGTTTTCGATACATAGAAGAGTAATATTCGTATTCCAAACATCGATACAACGCGAAACGAGGTGATAGGAGAGATGGACTACAAAAGCATCCGGCAGACCATCAACATGTCCCGGTCCACGGAGAAACCCACGGACGCCGCCCAACGCGAATACGAGTCACGGGTCAACGGATGGTCCACGTTCCGTTCCGGAATCACGTTCGACGGACACGAGATGTTCGCCGTATGCTTCAGGGAACTCGGCACGGCCCTCGACACCGTGAGGGAACTCGAAGGAAGCGTCGAATCATTGTGGAACGACCTGCCGAACATCGCCAAACGGGCCTACCTGTTCGACCTCATCGGAGCCGAGGTGCAAAGCACCAACACCATCGAAGGCGTGCACACCACACGCAAGGAGATAGCCGACGCACTGGAATCGGCCGCGGGCGAGGGCCCCCACAAACGGCTGACCGAATTCGCGAAACTGTTCCTCGGACTGTCCGGAGAGGACGGCGAACAGCTCGAACTGCCCCACGAGCTCAAGGACATCAGGAACATCTACGACCAGGTCACCGACGGCGAGATAGCCGACAAGGACAAACCGGACGGCATACTGTTCCGAAAGGGAACGGTCTCCGTGTGGGACGACGGCAACGGGCGCAAACTCCACGACGGCGCATACCCCGAATCGGAGATCCAGGTGCAACTCACCAAATGGATAACCCTGCTCACCGACTCGAACATACCGCCGGTGCTCCGGGCCGTGATGTGCCACTACGCCTTCGAATACGTCCACCCGTTCTACGACGGCA